GTCAGCCGCATGGTCAGCGCAGATCGCGCCCGCCACCTACTCGGACACCGGACCAGTCACGACGGGCGCGACGATCAGCGCCCCCGTCCAGGTGGGGGCAACCTCCCTGACCGTCGACATCACGCGCATTGCCTCCCAGCTCCTAACCCCGGGAACTGGCCTCGCCCTCGTCGGACAGACATACGGCGGCGTCCAGGCCACCGGAGACAGCCTCTCGATCCGCATCACCTACACCTCCCGATAGGACACCTCATGAGCTACCTCGACCAGCGGGGACACCGCGTCCCCTCACCTACCGACCCAGCACAGCGACAGGACCTGCTGGCCCTGTCTTTGTCCATTCCCTCCTACAAGTCGTGTGCCTCCGAAACGGCGGCGGCGCAGTACGTGTCCGCGCTCGCGGCTGCTGGCCTGGTGGCATCGGCGGCGCAGCCTGTTTACGTGTGGAGGACCGATCTTAACGCCGTGAGGGTGTGGGATGGGCGCAGGTGGTCGGGTGAGTCAAACCTGCAGATGGAACTGTCGGCGGTCGGCGACGTGCCGGTCGGCTCCGGCCTCAGCGTCGGCGTGCGCAATGGCCTTGTCAAGGCTGGCAAGGTCGCCACGTCAGCGACGGAGGTGCAGTTCGGGAATCTCTATCTCGACACCATTACCTTCCAGACGCCATTCCCGAATGACTGTGTGTCTGTCACCTTGACGCCGCTGTATGGAACAGGCTCGGCGCAGTGGAATTTCAAGAACGCCCAGCAATTCTGCCTTGACTCGATGAGCAAGAACGGATTCCGCGCGATGCTCCCGGGAGTCACGACCCCTGGACGTCACGCATACTCCTGGACCGCCATCGGCTACTGACAGCCGAAAACTGAACTCGCCCCTCGGACAATCCCGTCCGGGGGGTTTCGTCTACCCGATTGAGGAGAGACATATGGAACTGACTATCGAAGAACTCATGGAGTCCATGCCTCCGGCGACCGACACTCCGGCCGACGTTGTCACGCCCATCGAATTCCCTTACGAGGAGGTCACGCGATGAGCATGACAGCATCTAAGGCGCTCGCCTGGGCCGCGAGCCAGATCGGCTACTCGCGATGGAATGACCCCCTGCCGGGGTCAGTGTATGGCCGCTGGTACGCCGAGCGTCACGGCGCATACTACGGCGAGAGCGGCGTTCCGTTCTGCGCCATGTTCGCCTCGTGGTGTCTCACCGACGACGACGGTAACTCGGTGATCCCAGGCGGCGATTTCGCCTACGTGCCCTACGGCATCAACGCTGCGCGGGCGGCCGGCCAGCTCGTCGACCCGTCGAACGCAGCCCCTGGTGACCTCATTTGCTTTGACTGGGACGGGGACGGCCTTGCCGACCACGTCGGCCTGGTCGAAGCGAACTACGGGTCGTGGGTGCAGACCATCGAGGGCAACACCTCCTCGGGCGCTGCGGGCTCCCAGTCCAACGGCGGCGGGGTCTACCGCCGGTCCCGCGACTGGGACTCGGTGTGCGCGGTCATCCGCCCCTACTACTCCGACGCAGCCACTGGCGCATCCGGCGGCTACACGGACATCACGGGAATCCAGCGCGCGGTTGGCGCGGACGTGGACAACGTCCTCGGTCCCGACACCACGCGCCGCGTGTATGCGGTCGTGGCGGCGAGCTCGTGGGGCGGCCGCCAGTTCCCCCTGGGCGTCGAGTACGTCCAGTCGATCATTGGCGCGGACCCGGACGGCATCTGGGGCGATGACTCGGACTCGGCGCACGACCGCGTGGTCGGCCAGCTGCAAAGCGCGGTCGGCGTCGAGGTCGACGAATACTACGGTGCCGTCACCAACGCGGCAATCAACCAGGCGCTCGCGGGCGCGGAGAAGGGAGACTGAGATGGATAAGCTGTTGATGGGGCTTCAAGCGGACCCCTTCATCACGACGGTGGTTATCGGCCTCATCTGGCCGATGGTGCAGGCCGCGCTGGACAAGCCGTGGTGGACGCGCCGCCGCCGCGTGGTGCTCCTCGTCGCGGTCGCTCTCGTCACGACTGCAGCCGTGTGGGTCTCCGGCTCGTACCCGGCGACGTGGCGTCTGCTGGTCACGCAGATGAGCGTGTTCCTGGGCGTCGCCTGGTCGGTCTACACAATGCTGTCGGCAGTCCGTATTAACGGCGCGAGCATCCTTGATTGGGTGGGCGCCGCGACTCCGGGCGGTCAGCCCCTCGATGAGCTGACGGGCACGTCGGATAGCACGCGTGATTGACATTATTGCCGACCCGAAGGTCGTCGCAGCGATTGTCGCGGCGGTGGTTGCCATCATTGGCGCGGCCGCCGCGACAGTCGTCGCGGGCCTACGGTACGTCGGCCGTATGTTCGACGCGCGGCTCGCTCACATCTCGGAGACCGCGTCCGAGGCCCGTGATGCGGCGAAGAGCGCGGACGCGGAAATCAAGAACAACCACGATACGAATGTCAGAGACGACCTCGACAAAGCTATTGAGACCGTCTGGGTTGTATCGGACCAGATCGGCGCTCTGTCAAAGCAGGTGACGGGCCTCCTCGATCAGGGCGCCCGAATGGAGGCCACTCTCAACGCGCACAGCGAGAGCCTCAGCTCCGTGCAAGCGCGCGTCGGACGAATCGATGAGCGTGGCTCCAAGATGGCCGCCGAGCTCCACGACGAGCGGACAGCACGCGAGTCCTCGCAGCGCACCATTGACGAGCACGCTCACGACGCTCACGCCAGACTGCATGAGCGCCTCGACAGACTACAGGAGAAGGTAGATAAATGGGAGGAACGACAGTGAGTGGGAGCGTCACGCGCCTCGACGGCTCACCTGAGCACCTCGCCTACATTACGGCGACCCTGAAGACCAAGACAGGGGAGGCCACGTCCATGATGGCAGTCGGCCCCGTCTCGCGGGCCGCGAACCCGCGCGGACAGATCATGCTGCCCCTCGACCTCACGGAACCGACGCAGGTCCACCTGCGCCTCAGCGTCCCCGGCCGGACACTGCGCGAAGCGACAGTCACGCTGAAGCCCGGAATGGCCTACACGCTCGACAGCGTGTTCTCCGGCGAGGCGACGCCCACACCGGCACCCCAGACCGGGACCCCAGACGTGAATGTCTCCGGGGACGGGGACACAGCGACTATCAGCGGAGTCGTCTCTGACGACGGGGACACAATCACTTTTGGAGGCTAACCATGGCAAAGCCCACGCTCTACACGAAGCAAGGAACGGACAAAGCGATCGCGAAGGCCATCGAGCCGCTCGCCACCAAGGAAGAACTCGCGAGAGCCTCAGCCGGCGGAAAGGTCGACCTCGGCGAATACGCCAAGCGCACCGACCTGGCTCCACTTGCCACACGAGCCGACCTCGCAGGCTACGCCACACGCCAGCAGGTCGCTGACCTCCCGAGCCGCGCCGACCTCGCCGGATACGCCACCAAGAGTGACGTGGCGGGCGTGGCCCACACGAGTGATCTCACGGGCCTGGCCACAAAGGCGGAACTCACGGGCCTGGCGACCAAGGCCGACGTGGCGGGCGTCGCCCATACGAGCGATCTCACGGGCCTGGCGACCAAGGCCGAGCTCACCGAAGCCATGAAGCGCGTCGGAATCACCGTCTGCTCCACGGAGGCCGAAGCGCAGGCCCTCCCGGATGGCACGCTCTATTTCCTCGTCTCTGCCGCTGCCCCCGCTCCGTCCCCGACTCCCTCGCCTGCCCCCGCAGCTGGCCCGACGCTCGTCGCCAGCGCAGCCGGTCAGGTCGTCGGACAGACCGTCACGATCAAGGTCGATGGCAAGGCCGGAGACAAGATCGTGATCGGCCTGAACGAGAAGGCCCAAGGGACGCCGGCGAACCTGACCGTCCCGCAGGGCTGGGACCAGATTGTCGCCCCGTACTGGGTCGGCACGATGCGCGCCGTCGTCATCACCGGCCCATGGGCGCCCACTGTCACGCTGACGCTGAGCCAGGTCGCGGAGATCGGCTGGGCTGCCGCCTCGATCCGAGGAGCCTCCACGATCAAGGCTGGCGACGTCAAGAAGCGCCAGGCCCCGCCGACCGAGACGACGACCTGCACGGCTCCCGCGCTCGCGGGCGAAGGCGTTGTGCTGGGCTTCGCGTTCGAGCGGACGAGTGCAGTTGAGTCCTCGGAGCAGGTGACTGTCTCTGCGGGCTGGGAAAAGCTCGCCTTCGCGTCGCAGGAGGGCCTCAACTATCAGACGGTGACGTTGGCGCGCCGCACGGGCTCGCAGCCTGCGGACCTCGTTGTCACGTATCCGAACGCGCAGGGGAGTAATGGCCTTGCGGTGCAGGTGATCGCGCATGCCTGATCTCGTTGTGTACGAGCGCCGGCGCGCAGGAGGTGACAGGGCTGGCGTCGTGCGCGTGCGCCGGCGCGCAGGCGGGGATGTCGGCCTGTCGCTGCGTGCTCCGTCGACGCCGGTGATTCCTGCAGGCGAAGACGTGGTGACGGCCTTCCTGTCGCGGCGCCCGTTCTACATCAGTCATCGGATGGGTGGCACCGAATTCCCGGAGTTCACGCAGACGGGTCTCAGTGCTTCGTTGCGCGCGGGGTTTAAGGCACTCGAGTTGTCTGTGCGGCGGTGCGCCTCGGGCGAGTTCGTCGCTATCCATGATTGGAAGACGTCGAGGACGGTGCCGGGTACCGACTACCAGATTTGGAACACCCCGTGGTCGACGCTGCGCACGCTCCGCCAGGCCTCGGGTGGGTTCATGCGCCTGACAGACATTATCGATCAGGTGCCGGATGACATCGTGCTCGCCATCGACCACAAGACCACGTCGTCGGAGGACCAGCGCAATCCGGGCGACCTGGCGGCCGAAGAACAATTGTTCGACTACTTGGACACGACGTTCGGTGGGCACCCTGAGCGCAGGGTCTTGTGGAAGGTCTTTGCGAAGGGGACCGGAGCAAAGCGCGCGAAGGCTCGTGGCTACAAGGTCATGGCGATGCTCTACCCGAACGAGGTCGCGACCTCGGACCTTTCCCAGTGGGATGTCATCGGGATGGAATGGAGCGCAGGCGCAGACGTATGGAACCGCCTGAACGCATCAGGCAAGCCGACGATCGCACACATCATTGTCAACGACTCGCAGGCGCGCCAAGCGCTCGCGAAGGGAGCAACGGGCCTGATGGCCTCGTATCCCTCCCTCGTACACCCGTAGAGGACTGGACACAGAGGAAGGCCCCGCCACCCCACTGAGGGCGGCGGGGCCTTCCTTGCGCTATCAGAACTCTTCGACGCCCCCGGCAACGTGGACAGGCAGCCGATGGCGGATAAGAGAAATCATCGCCTGTGCCTCAGCTTCGTCGAGGGCGGCAGGGACGGCGTAGATGTCGTGTTTGACATACGGGGTATCAGTCCCGCGGCCGCCTTCTTCGATGATGGCGATGACGGTGCGAGACTTGTGGCCACCGCTGAAGGGGTTCGGGCTGACCCAGTCAACGCGGAATGCGTATGCGCGGATGAAGACGGGAGTGAAGAGCCCGTCGGAGTCAAGGGTGGTGGTGATCTTGGTGATGGTACCGGGTCCGGTGGACCCGAATGACTGTCCGAGAATCTCTCGCTGGTGATCGGGGATGCAGGCGGCGATTTCCTCGAGGGTGGGGTTTTCCCAGTCGGTCCAGGTGGTCATTGGTAGCTCCTTCGGTGGGGGTATGGGGTGATTCTATTGTGTGTGCAGTGTGTTCGGTGGGGGCTATGCGGCGGCTTTCACGGCGCTAATGAGGGCATCGTCCGGCAGACGCACGTAACGCCGCGTCGTCTCAGGCCTCGCATGCCCGAGGACAGCACCGACGGCCAGTAGGTCACGGGTGCCGGCATACATGGCAGTTCCGCAGCGGTGCCGCAGGGTATGTCCAGTCCAGCCTGCAGGGAGTGCCCGAGCGAGCCGCTTCGAGACGTACCCAGCCGAGAGATGCCCGCCATCTTGCCCGGGGAATAGGTACCCACGGCAGGAGGTCAGGGCGCGGCGCAGGTCCATGCGGATGATCGGGACATATCGGGTCTTTCCGCCCTTGCCCGTCACGTACAGGCCGGACCCGTCCCAGTCGCGGGAGTGGACGCGCGCGATCTCCATGCACCGCAGGCCTGCATAAGCGCCGAGGAGAATCATCGTGCGGTCGCGCTCATCAGCCCGAGCAAGCGCGTCATGGAGCACGTCGTCAGGGACGGGCCGAGCGACACCGGCAGGCACACGCACGGCCGCCAGCCCCTGCGCGGGGTCGACGGGGATGAAGCCCGCTCCGTGCGCCCATCGGAAAAACGCTGTGATAGACCCGCGCACGCTCTTGCGAGTCTCGGGCTTCCACGAGCCCGCGGAGAGCACGTACCGCAGGTCAGTCGAGGTCACGGAGGCAGGGCCATCAGGGCATTCGCGGATGACCTTGTGCAGGTGGCAGGAGTAGAGGCGAATCGTCCGGGGTGAACGGCCAGCAGCTTGCATGGCGGTAGTCCAATCTGCGACGGCCGTGTCCCAGTCCCAGAGGGGTGTCATCTGTGTGTCCTAGTTCTCTCTCAGCGCCCCGCGCTCGCGGGAGGGGGGATGAGCAGGCCCCCTGTTGCGACCATTGTGGGGTAAGTATTGGTGGGGGATTCACTGTCTCGCGACGGTGCGAGCGTGTCCACCGGAAAGATGCCGTAATCTAGGCGATGGAAGGAAGATCGTCGGCGTTATCCCAGCTCGGGCGCGAAGGAAACAAAAAGGTAACATTGTGACCAAGCCGATAACCGGACGGTTGTTGGTTCGAATCCAACCGCAGGAGCTCTCCCCCCGGCCCATCAGGGTCGGGGGTTTCGTTGTTTGCGGAGCCGGTCATGAGCCAGTCGCGATCGACGCCGGTCTCCATTGCCCAAAGAAGCACAACGGACTTGCGCGGCTGACTCTTGTTGAGCTCGCTGTTATTGACCGTGGCGCGCGAGAGTCCCACGCGCTCGGCGAACTGGACCTGGGTAAGGCCGGTCATTTCGCGTGCCTTGCGCAGGCGGTCCCCAATGGTCCACTGAGGAACAAAGCCTGTGCTGGCGAGGGTTTGGACTGAAGTGCTCATATGCCTAGTTTCGCATATCTGGGGTGCTCATGCAATGTTTCGCGCAAAGTTGAGGCGCGCCCTACATGCGTAGAATTTGCAACCTATGCACATGCCGACTTGTGCATATCTGAAAACCATGCAATGCTATGCACATGCCTATAAATCAGCTTGTGAATGTCTCTGAGGTCGCCGACATGCTCGGCATCTCCAAGAGGACTGTGCATCAGCGAATCGGCGCAGGCCGCATCGCTCCTATCCAGAAGATGCCCGGCCAGACCGGCCAGTACCTGTTCGACCGCGCATACATCGAGCAGATCGCAGCCGACGAACGCGACGCCACCCAGCGACGCTCCGCGCTCGCGGCCGCGCCGGCCGCTCCCGAGGACTACGTGATCCAGGATGAGCGCACGGGCACCGTCATCCTCCATGCCTTCCACGGCTCCATTGACGGAGGTGACGCAGCGTGACCCCGGGGTGGGTAACCCCAAAGGGCGCGGCGGACTACTTGCAGGTGTCGGAGTCCACGTTGTACGCGCTGCGCCGGGCCGGTGACGGTCCCCGTTATGCGAAGCGCGGGCAGTTGGTCCGTTACTCGATCGCAGATTTGGACGCATGGATGCGTCAGAACATGGAGAACCCTAATGAGAACGAATGAAAGCTTGGTGGGTGGGCGCCCGTGTGCCGGGGCACCCACCCACCGGGAGAACACGATTAGTGGATCACTTGCCGGATTCCTTGATGGTCGTGTTCGGGTGGCCCTTACCGTAAGTGGCCGTGACGTATCGTCCGGTCACGGCGCTTCGGTAAGTGCCCTTGGAGGACTTGCCGCCTCCGCTCTTTCCGCCTTTCGCCATGCCTGTCACCTCCTTTCATGCGAACTCAAACGCCCTCAAATGGGCGTTGGTCGCATGGTACGGACAAGCATGGGCATTTGCGTCCACCCTGCTGTGGAGGAGGCCGTGGTCGGGGGTGGCGCAGCATGATCTTCGGTGAAGCAGAGGGCTGCGCAACTACTCGTATCGAGGCGTTGAACACTGACGCGCCGCTCATCCGTGAGGATGTGCAGCCCTGCAAGGTCCTGCGCGTCGACGGCGATCATGAGGCATACGCGGAGAGCCGACTCCTCGAAGCGGCTGCGGCACTGCAGAAGGCCGCGCTCGTCCTCGGAACGCCGCATATGCGTTGCTGGTTCGATGAGGCGCGTCTCGCTCGCGCACAGGACGACATGCTGCAGATTCAGGGGCAGATGCTAGCGAAGCTGCAGCGCCTGAACATGCGCGCGCTCGAATCCCTGCATGCGTCGGAGGACCACAGCGAAAGGGGCGAGGCAGAGTGAAGCACAGAGAGACTCAGGCCCGTAAGACCTACGAGGATGCTCAGAGGGCTGTTATCCAGGCATGTGAAGACCTGCGAGAAGCGGAGATGTTCCTCGATTCCTTCGAGCGCAGTGAACGCTCTGCAGTGGGCGGCGCGGCTGCCCGCGTGGTCTCGTCGGCCGACATCGCGAACACCCATGCGTCGAACATTCGCGAATCTGTGGTGGGCGGCGCTGCTGCGGAGTATCTCGCTCGAGATGGGCAGCAGGTGTGCGGGTCACGACTTCCGTCGATCTCCGAAGTAATCGCGAATCGGCACGCGGCTAATCTCCACGCCGGAGATGAGGTAGGCGAGCACTTCAACAGCCTCCCAGAGCGCATCGAGTTCCGCGCGGACAGCGAGCCGTCGATAAGCATCAACATCTCTGTCGCCCAGAGAGATTTCGAGCGCGTGCTGTTGGCTCTGCAGTCGCTGCTTGATGTTGTCGAGAGTGGCAGCAAGGGTGGGGCCAGCGGACATGGTTGTCATTCTTCCTCCTCGGTGAGGTGTGGCGGCTGCACTGCTTCGTGCGGCCTGGCGGGTGTTACCCACCTTACCGAGGAGGGGGCCATCCGTGGTGCGGATGGTTCGTCTTCCTCAGCGTCTTCCTCCGCTTACTCCTGCGGTGCTGAGGGAGACCGTGGCCTGCCGGGGGCCAGTGCTCATACCCCGGCAGGCCACACCGTTCAGGTGTCGAAGTACAAGATTTTCGCGCGTCCCGAGGACGGGGTGCGGCGAGGTTAGCTCCGTGGGGCTGGGTTTGAGTGTTGGTGGGTTGCGAGTCTCCGCCCGGCCCCACGGTCCCCGTTGAAAAGAAAAGCGCCCCGGCCGATTGGGGTCGGCCGGGGCAGTCCAAGAAAGGACTATCAGTCATGGATCAGGTTAACACGACCGAGACAGTGGCGTTGAGTGCGCCGGTGTTAGAAGCGCTACGGCGCCTCGATGCGGTGATGAAGCTGCGCAAGCGTCAGACGGCTGCGCAAAAGCGGATTGCGTTGGCGCGCTCGCGTGCGCGTGAGGCACAGGGAGGAAAGCGATGAGCTCGATGAACGTCGCCAGGGTCCTGGTGGCGCTGGCCCTGCTGGTGCTGGCGTGGTGGCTTGGGTCCCTCATTGATGGGTGGTTGGCGGCTGCGGCCGCGATCCTACCCCCGACGGCGCTCGCCGAGCGCCTGGTCTACGTCGCGTGGAAGGAGCGCCGGGCATGAGGTCCGTCGAGATGATCGTTGAGTTCCCTATCGAGGACGCGAACTTGCCGATGCCGCACCTGCTGGGGCTGGCTAACGCCGCGTTCGTCGAGGAGGTCGAGCGTCAGGGGCTGCTGCTGATGTCGCCGCCGAGCCCGTCCGTGATGCACGCGCGCCGGATTGTCGAGGTTCGTGCGTCCGTCGTGGAGAAGCCGGACTGGGCGCCGCCGACGCCGTCGGCACCAACATTCGAGTGTCCCAACTGCGGCACCACGATTTTCACGGCAGGAGAGACAGAGAAGGAAGAGGTGGAGAAGTGAGTGAGACGTTGATGGGCATCTTTGTCCTGGAGCTGCTGGCGTTGGTGACGATGTACCTGTGGCATGACTGGCGAACAAGTACTCGTGAGTTCCGCGAGATGCATCGCCGCCTTCTGCAGATGCAGGAAGACCGTCAGAGGGGTGAGACAAATGACTGAGGCTATCGCGATTGCCGCTGATGATGTGCAGGCGCGGACCGTCGCGGAAACGATGCTTGGCCTTGTCGGCGACGACGGGCACGTTGAGGTTGCGCAAGCTGAGCTAGCTCGCCTGACGGGCCTGTCCGCGCGGACACTGCGCCGCGCACTTGATCGGCTGCGTGAGGCGCACTGGATTAGCGTCGTCCGCGAGGCCACGCCGAATGCGCCGGTACGCTACGACCTCTCGGACCTGGTGGCTGTTGCGCAGGCGGTTGGCTTGCAGCCGCGCCACGGGGAACCTGCGGCCGCGCCTTCGACGGGCACGGGCGTGTTGTCGGCTGAGGTGGCGGCGGACCCGATTGGGGCCGTCCAGCCTGGCCAGCGGTGGCTGATCGACCCGAACCTCCTGCAGGGAGGCTCGAACATCCGCGCTGACCTGCGTGTCGGCCCCGAGTTCGTGGAGACGATTGCCGGGCTCGGTGTCCTGAAGGACATCGACGTGTATCCGACCCTCACGGGCCTGGTGGTTCTCGACGGGCACCGTCGCCACCGCGCGGCCATCGAGGCGGGCTTGGAGACGGTGCCGGTGCGTATCGTCGACGTGGCGA